ACTAGCGCAGCCGGAACAAGAGCAAAAAACGCCACTAAAAGTTTTGAACTTGACCGTGTTTACTGAAAACCGTCTGCGAAACGGTCGTGTCTATGATGTGGAAACCTTACAAGCGATGACTAACAGGGATATTTTGGCGATTCCAGATATGGGGAAAAAAGCGCTTAAAGAGGTTTTGGAAGCGTTAGATGTTCATGCCGTAAACATGAACCAAGAATATGTCGATGAAACGGCAAAAGGTGAACATGTTATTGACTGCACCGACGAGCAACTAATAGAGGAAGTGCGCCGCAGGGGTTTTGTAATTCGTGATGCTCAAGTAGGTAAAAAGTGGGTTGGGCTGACGGTCGAAGAAGCCCGAAAGTTCTATGAGAAGTACACGGACAGGGAAGAACTGATTTACGCAATAGACGAGTTTCTTGAGGAGAAGAACGATGGATGAGGGTGGGCTGTTTGACGATGTAACTTTAATGAACCGTGAGCGGGACAAAGCGTGGGAGAAGTTTATTAAACGTAAAGGCGCTTGCAGGATGTTTACCGACACGCAATTTGGCTTCCCATTAAATGGTGGGTTTTACGATCTGTGGTGCATTTGCTGGGCTAAGGCGTGGGACGCTGGCTTCCATTCCGGCTGGGATCTCAGGGGCAAAGAGGAGAAGAACAATGGATGAGATACCCCGTCCGTGGCCCGTAGAACCCGGGTCATTTATTTACATCAACAACCCGCCAGTCGAGATCAAGGGTCTTATGACCTTGCGTGATTACTTTGCGGCGAAGGCGATGCAAGCGATGTTAGCAAGCCCTGAGTTAATGGTTGTGGTTACAGCCGATCAAGTGCTAGGTGAAAACGCAAAGGAAAGAATAGCCAACTTGTCTTATAAATACGCAGACGCAATGTTGGAACAAAGACTAAAGGAGAAAGCATGAAAGACAAAGTCCTTCCAGCAGTAGGCCTGATTCTTGGAGCCGCCATTTGGTTCTTTATCGGCGTGCAACATGGGTCGAGCATTAAAGCGTTAGATATGGTAGAGATCTTTGAGGCGGGGAAGAAGGAAGCCCTACGAGTCTCACCCCGTCCATCCCTAGAACTTGAACTGACTTGCGCCAATGTATGGGCTGGCAAGGTCGCACCTCCGGAGGTATTTAAATGAGTGACAAACCCGACATGGTCAACAAACCCCCCCACTACAACAAAGGGGATATCGAGTGCATCGACGCCATCAAAGCCGCATGCGAAGGGCTGGATGGTTTCGAAGGCTACTGCACCGGCAATTCGATCAAGTATCTGTGGCGCTGGAAGCACAAAAATGGCGTCGAGGATCTGAAGAAAGCCGACTGGTACATCCGCAAATTGGCTAACGAGGCTAAAAATGCGGACGATTGAAGACAAGCTTCTTGATTACCTACGTGAGCATAAAAAGCCAACCACGATCAAGCAGATGGCTAAATACTTCATTGCTAGTGAGAACGCGGTGCAAAGGTCTTTTGCCAGCTTGGTCAGTCGTGGGTTGGCTGAGGTCGTGCCTAAGAGCAAGCCATACCTATACAGGGCAAAGTATTGAGCCTAAAATTGGTGGATCTATCTAGGAGGACAGCATGCCTTACGTCAACAAACCCCGGCCCTATAAGAAAGAATACGAGCAGTATGACGGCACCGAAAAGGTCAAGAAAAAGAGGGCCGAGCGCAACAGGGCAAGGCGGATCATGGAGGAAGCCGGCAAGGTTCGTAAGGGCGACGGCAAGGACGTCCACCATAACAAAGCTCTATCGAAGGGCGGAACTCATAAAGACGGACTATCAGTCATGGACGCCTCCGAGAACCGGTCTTTCAAACGCAACTCCAAACGCCAGCTAGTCAACGAAACCAGCACACGGGAAAAGAAAAAGAGTGCAAATAGTCGATAACCACACGTTAGTCGTACGGACTCGGAACCCAGCAAGGATCACCGAGACCATAAAGAACAGCAAGTTGCTACAAACAAATGGAGACGTAACCGAGATTGCCGTGAAGTGGGGGCTTGAGGAAGCACAAGTCCTGCGCAAGTTGAACATGAAGAACGTGCCCTCCCCGATACAGAGGGACTACAAGTGGCCCGGACTGTTCAAACCCATGGCGCATCAGATCGACACCGCATCCTTTCTGACGCTACACAAACGAGCCTTCTGCTTTAACGAGCAGGGCACCGGCAAGACCGCATCGGCTATTTGGGCATCGGACTACTTACTCGAGAAGAAGCACATAAACCGAGTGCTCATCGTCTGCCCGTTGTCGATCATGCAGTCTGCGTGGCAAGCCGACTTGTTTAAGTTTGCATTGCATCGTACCGTAAATATTGCCTACGGCGACCGAAACAAACGCAAGGAAATCATCAACAGCATCTCCGACTACGTCATCATTAACTTTGATGGGCTGGAGATTGTGAAGGACGACATCAAGAATGGCGGCTTTGACCTGATCATCATCGATGAGGCCAACGCATATAAGAACGCAAAGACCAAGCGGTTCAAAGCGATGAAAGAGATCATGAACCACAACACGTGGATGTGGATGATGACAGGCACCCCTGCCGCGCAGTCTCCTCTTGACGCTTATGGCTTGGCTAAGATGTGCGTCCCCGACACGGCCCCTATGTTGTTTGGTGGGTTCAGGGACTCTGTAATGCAACAGCTTACAAGGTTCAAATGGATACCGAAGCCATCGGCAGAAGCGACGATTCACAAGATGCTCCAACCCGCCATCCGCTACACGAAGGCCGAGTGCTTGGACCTACCCGACGTCACCCACACCTCTCGCTACGCCCCCCTATCTCCGCAGCAAGTTAGGTACTACAAGCAGTTGAAGAAGGAGATGATGATCGAAGCGGCTGGCGAAGAAATCTCAGCAGTTAACGCCGCATCTAATCTGACCAAGTTACTTCAGATATCTTGCGGTGCTGTCTACACCGACATGGGCAACGTAGTGGAGTTTGACGTGGCAAGCCGGCTGTCTGCCGTGCTGGAAGTTATCGAAGAGGCCACACACAAGGTGCTGATCTTTGTGCCTTTCACGCACACTCTGGCGCTATTAAAAGATTTCCTATCTAAAAACGGAATCACCGCCGAGATCATCGACGGAAGTGTGAGTGTTAACAAACGCACCGACACGTTTAAACGTTTCCAAGAACAGCAAGACCCCAAGGTGCTTCTCATCCAGCCCCAAGCGGCGGCACACGGAGTAACCCTAACTGCGGCGAACGTTGTGATTTGGTATGCTCCCGTCACCTCGATTGAGTCCTACCTACAGGCAAACGCACGGGTGCATAGGCAAGGACAAAAGAACCCTGTAACTGTGGTGCATATTGAGGGCAGTCCCGTAGAGTCAAAGTTGTACGGCATGCTTCAGAGCAAGTTGGATTTCCATAGCCGTATCATTGACCTCTACAAAAACGAAATTAATACTTGACAGACTCAAGTTACGGGGTTACAGTTGTAAAACGGACAACAGATCCGACGAACAAGGAGAGTTATGGACGTGTCAATTGAGAAGATCGTCGCCACTTACATTAAGATGCGCGACACGAAGGATGCACTCTACAAAGAGTACACCGCAAAAGCTTCTGAGATCGAAGAGCAGATGACAGTCTTGAAGCACAAGCTGATCGAGATCTCGAAAGAAACTGGCGTTACAAGCTTCTCCACGCCGAATGGTGTGGCGTACCGCACAGTGAAGAATCGCTACTGGACTAACGACTGGGGAAGTTTCTACGACTTCATGCGTGAGAACGGTACGATGGAGTTGTTGGAAAAGAGGATACATCAGACGAACATGAAGGAGTTCTTGGAGAACAACCCCGATGCCCATCCTCCCGGCTTGAACATTGATAGTGAATACGAAATTACCATCAGGAGAAAGTAACCATGAGTGACATTGCTCTGTTTAGTAAAAACGTCCCCGACTACCTCAAGGAAGTCGAACTTGATGATCTGACCAAGTCGCTGTCGGGCAACACCGGTCTTAAGCGCATCTCGATCCGTGGCGGCGTGTTCCGCCTTATGGTTAACGGCGAAGAGATTGCTAAGAACGAAAACCGTGCCATGAACATCGTCATTGTGAACGGCGCACCCAAGGTATCTCGTCAGTACTACGCTGGTAAGTACGTCCCCGGTGAGACTGCACCTCCCGACTGCTGGTCAAACGACGGAGAAACACCCGACGCCAGTATCGAGAGTCCTCAGCACAAGACCTGTGAAGGTTGCCCTCAGAACATCAAGGGTTCGGGCCAAGGCGATTCACGTGCATGCCGGTTCCAGCAAAAGCTTGCTGTTCTCTTGGCTGATGACGTGCATGGCGACGTGTACCAGTTGACCCTTGCGGCTACATCGATCTTTGGTCGTGGCGATACCGATAAGATGCCGTTCCAGCAATACGCTAAGTACGTTGGTTCGCAGGGTAAGAACATCAATACCCTTGTCACCGAGATGCGTCTTGACAGTGACAGCGCTACCCCCAAGCTTACCTTCAAGCCTGTGCGTTTCTTGGAGCGTGATGAGTGGGAGTCGGCACGTGAGAAAGGTTCTAGCGCAGCGGCGAAGTCGGCTATTACCCAAACCCCTGCTCAGACTGACAGCAAACCCAAGGCTATCTCTGCACCCAAAGCTGAAATGACTGGAGAAGCCATCCCCGAACCCACTAAGCGTCCGAGTAAGAAGAACGCCGAGCCGGCCCCGAAGAAAGACTTTGTGGATGTGCTTAACGAGTGGTCTACAGATGATGAGTAACCATGGACAACCGGGGTTACACATCACGAATCATCAAGGCTAATTTAGAGGCGAGTAC